CTTTCGTTCGAATGAAGAACGATAAATGATTTGTGAAACATCCCCTACATACTTTTCTGGATGTTTTGGATTGAATTTTCCTTGAAGGAAGTTGAAAGCCACGGTTTCTCGAACGATAAATAGTTAATTATAAAGTTATTTATCTGGGTGAGTTCAAAATGTTATTTGATTATACAACTCTTTCAATGCCGACACCAACACAGGCGGAACTGCAAGACGACAAAAACCCAAGTAGTGATGCTCCGCCCACGAACAGCGGCAAACCAGTAGTGGAGGGGTTGGCCGCACTTGGAAATAACTTGAAGTTCCCATCGGACCTTGGATCAGTTGGAAATTCTCATAGTGTCACTTTCTTTATTAGTGTAGTCGAGAATAACCAGAATAAAAAGAGTTATGGGAATAGAATTTCAAGCGATTCTCCCTTATATCAACGAGATGGTGTGTCTTCGGCAAGTAAAATGATTTCAGACGTTAGTTCAGGAAAAGTAATTACAAGTTACAAGAGGTTGAAGAATACTATTCGGCTTCCATTCCCAGATAATATTGTGACGAACTATACCTTGAATTGGGATCAGGATGCAGCTGGACTTGCATTAGAATTGGGAGCGGCTATTGACGGAATTGCTGGTTCAGAAAAGAAAACGAAGGATGCAATAAAGATTGCTACCACCTATGCTATTCATGGTGCGGGTTCGATGTTAAATTTTGTGGGTGCGGATTCTCTAGCTAATGCTGCTCAACTTGGAACCAAGCAAGTTAGAAATCCAAGAATTGAAGTATTATTTAGGGGAGTTAATAATAGAACATTCGATATGAGCTGGGATTTCTTTCCGTCAAACGAACAAGAAGCAGCCGATATTAGAATGATTCTTCAATCGTTCAAACACCATGCTCACCCAGAACTTGTAGATGGAACTGCTGGCGCATTTTTTCTTTATCCATCGGTATTCGATATTGAACTACGAACTGGCGATGTGCAGAACCCGTGGTTATTCCAAACGTCGACCTGTGCATTAACTAACATTTCAATCAATATGACACCGACTGGAACATGGAATGCAGTTGAGGGGAGCAACAATCAACACTTTCCAGCACCAGTTGGATATTCGTTGACATTGAGTTTTATGGAAATGGAAGTTCTTACAAAGAACAACATACAAGAAGCATGGGCCGAAAGTTCTTCAAAAGCTGGATCAAACACAGAGTTAAGGTTCTAAAATGTCAATCGATTATTTTAGCAATTTCCCAAGCATCTACTATTTTTTCGATGGAGATGAGTCAACTGCGATTAAGGTTCCTCATATCTTAAGAAGATTTAAGATATTAGATTTTTACGAAAAAAATCCAGATTTATTTGATGAATATTTTGTTAATGATGGCGATAGACCAGATTTGATTGCATTGAAATTATATGACAATTCATATCTATACTGGCTGATATATCTAGCAAACTCAATCGTAAACCCAACAGATTTTCCAAAATCTTCATATGAACTGGATCGGTTTATCGAGATGAAATATGGTGTCGGAAATCAATTCGGCGTTCATCATTATGTGAACAATTCTGGACACGTAGTAGATGCAACCGACCCTCAGGCGACAATTGTTACTAATATCATATACGAAGAATCCTTGAACAATGCAAAACGGTCAATCAGAGTATTGAAACGAAAATATGTAGATTATATTTTGCGTGAGATTTCGAATATTGTGCAAGATTTAGACCCTAGGAAATTGTAGTAATGGCAACTCAATTCTTTCCTGCTCAAATAAAAATCAATAAGATTCTCATTATAAATGAGAACGATGAGGTTGACATCACTCCGATTATTGGTGAATTGAGCATATTTGAAGATATCTATTCATCCTGTGTTACTGGATCTGTATTTGTAACTGACTCGTTTGGGTTGATTCGATATTATCCATTGACTGGACAAGAACGTCTTTATGTTGAATTTGACAATGCGTCGTCTTCGGAACCGTTGAAGTTTAACTTTTGGATTTATTCGGTAACCAATAGAGAAACTATATCAGACACTCTCGAATCATATTTAATAAATTTTGGTTCGTTGGAAATGATTGCAAACGAGGCATCCAATATTTCGTTTGCAATGACGGCTACGTATTCAGACATGGCAATAACAATATTTGAAGAATTAAATACCGATAAGGATTTTGATATCGATGGAACTAAACAAGATGCTATTTACCATATTGTATTTCCAATGTGGAAACCATTTAAAGCATTAAATTGGTTGGCAAGCAGGTCTTTCATGGATGATGGAGCTGCTGGATTCATGTTCTTTGAAACAATAAGTGGGTTTAAATTCCGAAGTATTAAGACTTTGCTTCGTGCTCCAATTGCAACTTATAAAAACCCAGCAACTGGAACAGATGATGAAATACGTTATTCATATGAGCCAATGAAAACTGGAATCGTTGACCAGTTTACAGTATCAACATATGAGATCGTGAATACTTTTGATACTCTTAGTATGTTTGAATCGGGACTTGCATCGTCTACATTATGGGTTCATAACGATTTAGAACGCAGAGTGGAAAGACATAAATTAGATTATCTTGACTTCTATGACGATTCAAGCAATGAATCGTCAAATAATCCATTGGTCTATACCAATACAATTTTTAAGTCAGCATTTGAAGAACGAGATTCTTCAGTTAATGTGAAGAATTATGTTCAAACGAGCACGTTCGACCCCACTGAGTATTATTTGCGAACTCGGATGCTGAGAGAAGCATCAAATTATGTTCGAATTAGGATGAATGTTCCTGGGTTTTTTGATCTTCGGTGCGGAATGAATGTTCATCTTCAACTTCCGAATGTTGGTGCTGACCAGAGATCGGACGAAGTTACAACAAAAGAAGAACATAAAGATCCATTGCTGTCAGGAAAATGGATGGTAGCTGCTGTTAGACATATTGTATCTCTTGAGGGTTACCGAATGTCAGTCGAACTAATCCGCGATGCGTATAACAATCCGAAGGTGCCGTTATGAAACTGTATTATGCTTGTGTAGAAAGTCGGAATGACCCAGATAAGTTGGGTCGTTGTCGTGTTCGAGTAGTTGGTGTCCACACCGACGACAAAACAGTTCTTCCAGTGGCAGATCTTCCTTGGGCACAACCGATTCAGCCGATAACAAGTGCGGCAATGAATGGGATTGGCCATACCCCAATGGGGCCAGTTGAGGGAACGTGGGTTGTAGTGGTTTTTAAAGACGAGGGTTCGTTTCAAGAACCGTTAATCCTCGGAACTATTGGTGGAATTCCAGCCGACCCACATCTTCTTCCAGAAAGAACCGACAACTTGGTTGTTGATGCATTCGGATCAACAACCAATGCACCAGACCCAGCAACTGTTGGTTTAACATCATACAATCCAGACGATGTTTCTGGCGGTGGTGCCGTTCAGGTCGATTCAGATGGAAATCAGATCAACACAACCCAGATTCTAACTCCATCTAATTCTCCTAGTTCAACTCAATCTTCGGCTTCATCTTCTGTTTCATCTGGTTCTATGTTGGACAAGATTGGAGAGTTGACTGCAAAGCGCGAATCTGGAAATGTTCCTACCATGATAAACGACTATCTTGGTAAGGCCAGTGGAGATTTAGGTGGAGCGTCATATGGATGTTTCCAGTTTGCGTCTTATATGCCACCAACAAGTTCTGCTAGACAGCATGCCCTTTCAAAGGGAAAATCTCCAGTTCTTCAATTCATTGAATCGTCTGGGTATTCATCGAAGTTTGCTGGAATGATGCCAGGAACTCCAGCATTCGACCAGGCATGGGTTTCTCTTGCGTCTGACCCGAACTTCAAACAAAAGCAATATGAGTTTGCTAGATCGGTTAACTATGCGCCACAAGTTCGTAAAAATCCAGATTTAGGAAAGCGTGGATATCCAATTCAAGAAATGTTGTTTTCGATTGGAGTTTGGCTTGGCCCTAACACATCGGTTGTCATGAAAGCGATGGATGGAAAAGATATTTCAACGATGTGCGACTCGGAAATCATTCAAACGTGTTTTGATTATATTAAGAACAACGTTCAAACACTTTTTAGAAGTAGTCCGAGTTACTGGAATGGCATTAGAAATCGGTGTACATCTGAATCCGCCGAACTAATTGCACTATGTGACGCTTGCGGAGAACAGACAGAAAAAGCACCAAATATTCCTCCGACTGGACAAGAAGACATAACGCCAGCACAACAAGCCGAAAATCAAAGAAGATTTCCACCGCCTCCTAATACACAAAGCGTTTCTAATGAAATAGGATTTAGAGACCCACAAGAATACTATCCAAGAAAATCTTGGGTTGGAGAATCTGACGTTCATCGTTTGGCAAGAAATGAAAAAATTGACAATACTATTGTTCGGGTTAAAGAACAGAATAGAGTGACTAATGTGAATGTCGCATGTGGTGGTAAAGTTTGGGAAGAACCAAAAAGTAAATATAATGCGAAATATCCATTAAATCATGTGACATGTACGGAATCTGGTCACGTAATCGAATTAGACGATACGATTGGAGCAGAGAGAGTTCAAATTTATCATCGTCAGGGATCGTTCATTGAATTTCACCCAGATGGCAATGTTGTTTTTAGAACACAACAAGATAACTTTGAAATTAACCTAAGAGATAAGAAGATTTATGTTGGCGGAGATTATTCGCTTTCAGTACAGGGAAAGTTGAGTTTTTTAAGTGAAGATGATATGACTTTTGAAACAAACGGCAATTTTAGCATATCTTCAAAAAATGTTAATATTATAGCTAAAGATAGTGCGCTTTTGACTGGAGCCACTGCAGCAGTTTCGGCAAAGGGCGATGCATATCTAAGTGGGTCAAATGTTCATATTTCCCCAGAGCCAGGAATCTTTAGATCATGTGGAGATGGATGTTATGCGATATATGACTCATCTTCGTTTGGAACAGGAAACGCGTGTGACGATACTTTAAATGTTTCCGTAAATACCATGGTTCTAGATGATGGGACAGTTGAACTTTATGAAAATGACTCAGACGAGACTGTTCCACCAGATGAAGAATCTGTCACAATTTCAAACGGAATAACTGAACTACAAAGTCAAGAAGCGGCAGCATCGACACCAACTACCCCAGAACCAACCCCACCTGGAACTCCGGACGATGTTATAACTGATGATATGCTGTCTGCAAATTATTATGTGAAAGATTTAGCAAAGAATGGGATAAAGGCGCAATATGGTTTAACAGAACAGCAAATACTCGAAAATCTTAGGTTTCTTGCGACGACTGTTCTTGAGCCATTGTTAGCGATTTATGGGCCCATGATGACGATATCATCTGGGCTTAGATATGGAAATACTCAAGCTGGAAATGGTAGAGTTTCTCAACATTGTAAAGGACAAGCAGTCGATCTTCAATTTTCCGATGTTTCATTGTCAGATCCTTTATCGGGAATAAATAGAGCAAGGGAAATCATGGCTACTGTTGATTTTGACCAATTCATTTTGGAACATCAACATAATGAAGTATTCCACGTTTCGGCGAACGAAAATGGAAATAGACACAAGCCCTGTTCGACTTTCGGTTCTGGAAATAGTGGAATTCTATCTGGACTTGTTGGATGTGATGGACAGAGATATGGTTGATTGAGAGAAGTTATAAATAATCAAATATCAGAAGGAATTCAAAATGAAAACGTTTAAAGAATATATCTTAGAAGGTAAGATGAAGGAAATTCACTCCGAACTCGAACAGATATTGGACAGGGATATCAAGAAATATAAGAAAAATGGTGGAGACGAATGGATTGCTTCTCGTCTAACCGATGCTGCCAAGAAGATTTCGAAAGAATATGGGATTTCTGTTGAAGATGCAACCACTGTCGTAAACGATTACTTTGACGAAGCGATGCAGTAATGCGTTATGTTGATGTAGGTCTTTCGTTTCTAATGCATCCTAATACAAAGGATGTCGTTCAACTCACTGACGAACAAGCGATAAAGGCTGCCGTTAAGCATCTAGTGCTTACCAATTATTATGAAATTCCATTCAGTCCATATAGAGGAGGGAATATTTCTGCTCTTCTGTTTGAGAACTATACTGGAATTCAAAATGCACAAATTCAAATTGATATTAAGAATTTAATCGATAGATATGAACCAAGAGTAAAGTTTTTAAAATGCATATCAGATTTTTATGAAGATGTGCCAGCATTAGCTGTGAGAATTTATTTTAGAATTTTATCGCTTAACAAAGACGTAGATATTTCAGTAATCCTGAAGAGAACAAGATGACTTCAATCGTTTCCGCTAATGTTACATCGTTAGATTATGATGGTTTGAAAGAAAGTTTAAGAAGTTTTCTTTCAAACAATCCAACCTTTACTGATTACGATTTTGCTGGGTCTGGGCTAAATGCTATCATTGAGGTGTTAGCATATAACTCTCAGCAATATGCTTATTTAGCAAATATGCTATCCAATGAAATGTTTTTGGATAGTGCAATTCTTAGATCGAGTGTCGTGTCCCTTGCGAAATTAGTTGGATATACACCAAGATCAATCGTTGCTTCTCAGGCTCAAGTATCTTTGACGTTTGAGGGAGTGCCATTGAACTACGTGAACCTTGAACTTCCAAAAGGAACAAAGTTTTCAACTAAAATCAAATCAAAAACGTTCACATTCATAAACAGAGATTCTGTTTCAATTTTTCCAACGAATTCAATAACCAACCCAGGTCAGTTTCGAATTACAAATCTTCCGATCTATGAAGGCGAGATTATAACAAACGATTTCGTTGTTGTAAATCCAGCATCCGATAGATTCATTATTCCGAATAATAATGCGGATATATCAACACTTCGTGTATATGTAAAGCCATCTGGTGGGTCGACTTTTTCTCTTTATACAGAAGCAAACTCTATTCTTGGATTAACTAATGCTTCAACAATTTACTATATTCAAGAAGTTGATTCAATGCAATTCGAAGTTTATTTCGGAGATGGCGTTTTAGGTAAATCGTTAAGTGTCGGCGATACAGTTAGGTTAGAATATATTGCTACTAATGGAATATTCGGGAATTTTGCTAGAACATTCACTATTGGATCAATTGGTGGATTCACCCCGATCGTAACAACTGATGTTACATCAACTGGGGGTGCTTCTGCCGAGGGAATTAACACAATTAGACAAACTGCCCCAAAGATGTATTCGTCTCAAGATAGATGTGTCACTAGACAAGACTATCGAGCAGTTATAATGGACAAATTCCCGTATGCCAAATCAGTTAGCGTTTGGGGCGGTGAAGACGAGAATCCTCCAAAATATGGAAAGGTGTTCGTGTCTATTGCTACACAAGACGGAACAAAACTGACCCAAGACAATAAGAGAATGATTATAAATGATATTTTGTCAGATAGATCAATTCTTCATATTGTACCAACTATCGTTGACCCGCAAAATATTTTTGTCGGAGTAAAAACTGTTGTTAAGTATAATCCAAGACTTGTAAATGATTTGACTGCTTTAAAGAATTCAGTGAATGATAAGATTGTTGCATTCGGAGTCGATGCGTTAGAAGGACACGGAAAACCTTTATATCTTTCGAATTTATTGTCAAGCATTGATCAGGTATCTGGAGTGGTTGGGAATATTTCAATAGTAACTTTAGTATACCGTTTTGTTCCAAAAATAAACTCAACTCAAATTTTGACGATTAATTTTAAGAATCCAATTAAACTTGGGTCTGTTCGCTCGACTCCAATGAATTTTAGTTCCGACCAGTTGAGTTCGTATATGTTGGAAGATGATTCGAAGGGAAACATTGTTGCTTATAAACTTGATGGATATTCGAATAAAGTTTATTTACCAAATTATAAAGCTGGATCTGTTGATTATACTAACGGAACAATTGTTCTAGATAATTTGGTTGTTGAAAACTTTGTCGGCGAGTTTTCTGAAATAACTTGGGTCTGTGAAAATAACGATATCGTTCCACAATTTAATCAAGTGCTTTATATCTCTCCAGAAAAGATTGATGTTCAAGTGCAAGCAGAAACGATTGTGTAATTAGCAAAGGATTGTATGGCAACCGCATTAGATACCGTAATTTCTTTTCAGTCAAACGTTGCTAGCGTTCTTCCACGTTATTTGCTTGAAGATCAAGCACTTATCGTTCCATTTTTAGAAGCATATTATGAATGGTTGGGAAATCCCGGTAACCCATTAAGTGCTGGCGCGAATATCCCAAATTATTCAAATATTGACACCACTAAGGCAGAATTCGTTCAATTCTTTAAGAATACATTTCTGACAGATTTTCCAGATGTAATTGCAAGTAGTAAAACATTACTAATCAAACATATTTTAGATTTCTATAAAGCAAAGGGAACTGAAAAAGCATTCGAACTTTTCTTTAGAGCAATTTATAATAAACCAGTCGAGTTCTATTATCCAAGAAATGATTTGCTAAGACCTTCTAATGGAAAATGGGAAACCGTTTCTTCGATGAAGGTTCACTATTCGGGTGAAACGTCCGATGTGTTCAAACTAATTTCAAAGAGCATATATGGTGAAACATCCAAGACTTGGGCTCGCGTAAATAACGTCATTTGTTATCTAGTTGGAACAACGAAAGTTGCAGAACTCTTCGTTGAAGATATAGAAGGCAGTGGGTTTCAACCTAACGAAACAATTAGATGTGAAGTTTCGCCTGGAATATTTGTTCAGTTTATTTCATCTCCAACTGTTAATCGTATTGAAATTATTTCTGGTGGACATGACTTTGTCCCAGGTGAAACAATTGAAGTTCCAGTATCGTTTTCTTCGAAATGTCTTCTGAATGTTAAATCTGTTCTTGGTGGAGTCGTTTCGTCAATTATAATCATGACTCCTGGGGCTAACTATGCGGTAGGGGATAAAGTTGTTTTTGACAATACGAAAACGGGCGGTGGCGGTGCTAGAGCAATCGTCGAATCCGTTACAGAAGATGGCGATATTTCGTCTATACGAATTATTGATGCTGGTAATGGGTATTTCAAGTCTCCAAACGTAACGATATCGTCTGCAACTGGAAGTGGAGCATCTGTTTTAGCTAATATATCTGGAAATGGGTCCGTTAAAGAATTAGACATCATAGGGTCTGGGTTTGATGTTAATGTGGCGTCTACTGGATCTGTTGTGTCCATTGGGAGAGACTGCTTCTTGAAACTTTTTAGTGGAGCAGTTCATACTTATTCTGGATATAGCAATAACGACGGGTTCTTAAACGATAAGGATAGAATTCAAGATTCCAATTTCTATCAAGATTATTCATATGTTCTAAAGGCGGGTGTTGACGGGTCACATTATGTAGACATCATTAAAGAGGTTGCACATCCCGCTGGGTTCAAGATGTTTGGCGAGTTTCAAGATGTTACAGAACTCAATATGAGCATGAATGGATGGAACATTCAAGACGAACCATCATCTTATACTTTCTATACTGTGGACTATGATGCGTTCGTTGCCGGAGTTGGTCTTCTTGAGGACATCATCAACCTTTTCTTAAAGGTTGAAATGTGGAATGGAAACTCGTTCAATGCCAATAACAAAATTGACATAAACAAACTTGCAATACAAGAAATTGTCGATATCGAAGATATGATTATCGGAGACGTATTAGATACTGCTGGATATATTTGCGATTCTCCATTCGTTGTCGATGGGTATGCTCATGCCGATGAATATGACAATTCTTCATCTCTCGCCGCGATTGAATTAGAAATTAAAGCAAGAGACTGGTGGTTATTGGAGGAATATGTCGTTGACGATGCTATTTTAAACACTGCTTATAGAGATCCAAACGTATATCGCGAATTTTACGATTTTACAATTCTGGATTTCAACGAACTCATCAATGATCCATATAAACGAAAGGAAGTCGAAGTTGCTGCATATGTATTGGGAGAATACGA